AAAAACAACACAAGGAAAAAGATTACAACCAGGGTCAGTATTAGAAAAATATGACATTGACGATGACGGTGAAATAACGGATAATGAAATAAATGATATCAAAGAGATAGAAGAAATAGAAAGATTGAATAGAAGACAAAAGCATCAAAGAATGATGGCATGGTATTCATTAGTTGGAATGATAAGTTATCCAGCCTGTATTATGTTTTGTGAATTTGTAGGTTTAAATAAGTCTGCTGATTTACTTGCAACTATGGCACCAACATACTTTATTGCAGCTGCAGGTGTTGCTGGTGCATTCATGGGTGTTACCGCTTGGATGAGTAAAAAATAATGATAGACGTAGACTTACCGCCAGTAAGAAGGTTTAGAGTAGTTGATGATCATGGAAATATATTGTTAATTACTTCGGGCATTTTAACTGCATCAGTGTATCAATTACATTATGATAAAGCTAAGCCTCCAAAGGGCCATAGAATAAATTGTGATGGATTTAGTAAATCAGAAAATTTTATCAGTCAAGACGATTGAAAGGAGATGTTATGCAAGGTATAATAATATTAACTCTTACAGTATTATTGTTTAGTGGTCTTTACTATGTAAGCGAGAAAGCTGTCAATGTGATAGTAAAAAGTAACGAGAGAAGAAAGTAGTAATGGAAAAATTTTTATATGTTATGATAACATCAATTATTGTAATAGTTGGATTGATAGGAATGTCATCATTAAGTATATTTGGATTGCATGCTAAAACAAATGCAAAATTTTTTGTACCACCAAATAAAGACATTTATGAATGCACATTGCAATATTTTGATGAGAATCATCTTGAACAGTTTCAATTAGGTAAAGATCAAATTATTACATGCTATTACAAGTGTGTCGATACACACGGTGCATTTAGGTGGGTAGAAAGAATAAAAGATAAAAGAGGATGTAAATTTAATACACGGATATATAAAACAGAAGCGGCAGTATGGAAATGGTTTAAATGAATCAAATACTTTGGGCATGTGTATTCTTATCATCACCATCCACAGTAAGTTTAGTTGATGTTTATAACACACATTCCCAATGTTTACATATTAAAAAAAATTATAAACATTCTGGTTGCTTTCCTGTGACTGAAAGAGACTCACAAGAAGCATTAAACCAGATATCAGCATTGAGTACAATATTATGGCATACAGAAAAAAAATAGTAATTATTACAGATGATTGTTCTTTTACTTTGAATAATTATATAATGGAAATATTACATCCAAAATCACAAATATATAATGATGGCAAAACACCAACTAATAATTGGAGAACATTAAAGCTACCTTTTTGTAAAGAAATATTATTAAACCCTTGGATATATAAAAGTTTAATAATATCTTATGGATTCTTGGGGTTTAGGATAAATGTGATTGGCAATGGACAGTTTACAAAATATGCAAGAAAAGTACTAGACAAAGAAAACTATGAATACACACATTTAAAAAGTTAACGATCGTGGAAGTAATGTCCCAATGCTGTCAATCTTTCATGATGCTTAGATAATTCATCTAATTCTTTTTGTAAAGTCTCAATATGATCTGGGTGTTCTGCAATACCTTGTGGATTATTTAATAAAATTTCCACATTGTATACATGTTTTTCAATTTCACCCAGTGCATGTGCTTTTAATGCTTTAATAGCTTGTTGTTTCATCTTACTCTTACAGAAGTTTCTAAAGTAATATAGCTACCAGGATGATAATTCATAGTAATAGTTTCTAATCTTCCCATATATTCATAAGTGACTTTATACCCCTTAATAACTCTATGAACTTGATTAGTATATGAATGACCACAATGTGTATTACCATATATTACACCAGGAGCTGAATTATATCTTTCGCCAACTCTGCCACCTACAATAACACCAACAGCAGTACCAATTCTTCTTTCGCTATTTGAGCTACCTATCATACTACCAATAACACCACCGATAATTTGACCAAAATCTGTACCTCTTCTACCATTATTGTATCCTGTGGCTATTGGTGTACATTTATCTTGTTTTACCATTACAGATTCGTTAGTTTCTATAGGTTGAACATCTACAACTGGCACAGTAATTGATTGAGCACTATGTGCATTATTAACAAAAATTATACTAACAAAACAACAAGTTAAAGCAATTAATATATTTTTTTCAAAATTCATAAAAACCTCCAGTATTTAATTAATTATACCTTAGATGTTGATAATTTAGCAATGTAACTTGATGCATCATTTTCAGAATAAAAAATACGAATAAAACTGTAACTACGATATCTGTGTATACCAATTAAAATAATTTGACCTCGCAAGGTGCTGGCATTTAACAGCCAGTCACCTCGTTTGGTTTTAACACTACCTAATTTCATTATTCCTCAGTCAGAAGTTCTTTATCTTTAAAATGTTTTTTCACATTACTTGCCTTGTCTTTAACTTCTATTTTTTTAGCTCTTCTATGTTCAGGTACTATTTTTTCTAAAAATACTTTTAACATACCATTTAACATTTCAGCATCTTTTATTTCGACTGTATCATCAAGTGCAAAGGATCTTGTAAATGCTCTATTAGCAATACCTTTAAAAATAAAGTTATCAGAATCATCTGCTGCTTTGCCTGATATAGTTAGCTTACCATCTTCAAAAACAACATCTAAGTCTTGTTTAGCAAAACCAGCCAATGCCAATTCAATAACATAGTGATTTTCTTCTACTTGTTTAATATTGTATGGTGGGTAATTTGGAATATTTTTTGTAAGTTCATCATGTAGTTTTGTCATATTATTATATGTGTCATCAAAACCAATGAATAATTTATCAAAGTCCTTAAAAAACGGATTGTTAGTTAATGCGTTCATGTTTTCTCCTTTACGCGAGTTTCAAAAATGCTGCCCGTTTGGCACAGCGGAAATATTTATCGTTTTTTACCAATATTATATTTTGATTGCAAATCCCAATCATTTTTATCTTTAAATGATATAATTTTTATTTGTGAAAGTGGTGCTTTTGTTTCATGCAATTCAGGATCAATTATACTTAACAGCCCCCAATCTAACAACAGCTTAGCTATTGTATTTCGTCTTTCAATGTCATTATTAGTTAAGTCAGCTTGTTTACCATCTAAAGCAAACAACTCTTTAAAATGAACAATAAAATACCGTCCTTGTTTATGGAGAATATGACAACTTTGGTATAAAATTTTATCTTTACTTGAAGCTACACCTATACGAGAAAGCGTTTCTCTTATTTTTAAGAAATCATCCGATTCGGAAATAGTAACTTCTAAAGGTGTATAACCTTCTATGTTTATGTTAAAAAACTCATGCGCCATCAGCTCCGCCCTTGTATAACCTTTTCTTTATTGTTTGTATTTGATCGTCTGATAGAATTAATATTACTTGACGTGCTTTTTCAGTATTATACCCATAATATTCTTTCACTATATCTATCGCTTCAATCTTTTCTTTTTTAATCCATTTATTAAATCTTTTCTTCTTTCTAATGATATTTATAAGAAAATTATACTGCAATGCTTTTTCTAAGTGTGGTCGTGAATTCATTTCATTAACATATATCACTGTATCTGGTGCAAATGATAAGGCTTTATTTACAATAAAAGGATTATATTCTCTTTCAGACCATTCATCTACAATAATGTTTACTTTTGTATCATTTATAGAATTAACAAAATCAAAGGGCGATATGTTATTTTTCAATTGTCACACCAGCCATTATTTCAGTCAAGCACGCAACCAAATTTATTTCTTGATCACTTACAAATGCTGCTTTGTATTGATAGTCGGCAATAGTTAGGACAAGCTGTGGTACTTGATTCGTCAAGGGCATAATAGTGTCAAATATTAATCTGAAAAGCGTTTGTGGGTCATTGTCTAAATTATTAACTACCCACATTCTCATTTTCTTCCAATCTTTTTCCTTTAAAGAATTAACTAATTCGTCTGCGTTAACCTCAACTATATTAGTAAGTATACCTTCATCAATATTTCCGCTATGTGAGTATCTCTGAAGTTCATTCAATGTTCTTCTGTAATCAGGAAAATATTTTTCAACAACCTTAGCAACTACTTTCTCATTAAATGGTATACTTTCTTGATTAAGTATATCTAATACTCTTTTAAAGAATGCAGCTGCAATCCTTGGTTTTTCATCTTTTGGTATTTTAAAATCTATAGAGGTACATCTACTATGTAATGGTTGTATGATTCTATTTTTAAAATTACAAGTAAATATGAATCTACAGTTGTTTGAAAATTCTTCTATAAAACCACGCAATGCTGGTTGTGTAGAATTTGGATTTAGATAATCAGCCTCATCTAAAATAACAACTTTTGTATTACCCGTAAATGAAACTGTTGATGCAAACTGTTTAATCTTTGTTCGTAGTACATCTATTCCAGATTCTTCAGAACCATTTATAACTATATAATCAGATTCAAGCTCTTCACACAATGCTCTTGCAATGGTTGTCTTACCAGTACCAGCTGTACCAGATAAAAGCATGTTTTGTATATCGCCTTTCTTTATAATAGTTTTAAAGAATGACTTTAACTCTTTTGATAGAATACAACTATCAATCTTTCTTGGTCTGTACTTCTCTACCCATAGATATTCTTCGCTCATACATTAGACCCTGGCTCTGCAGCAATCCAATATTGTAGGTCCTTAGACTCGTGTCTGAAGTGTAAGAACTTTGCTTTCTGTGTCTTTGCTACTGAAACATCATAAGCATCAGGGATAACTTTTAAATTCTCTACAGCAATGAATATATCAAACTCATCAAACGCTGATCCAAGATCTCTTGAAAAGCTATTGGCAGATTTATTTTTTCTATCACCTACAGACATAGTTACACTCTGATTATTACAAGTAATAGAAATAGTTGGTGCACTAGTTATTGCTGCAGCTTTCATTAGCATTTGTACGTCTTCTGCAGTAAGTTTAAATTTATAAACTTCTGTATGTTGTATTTCACCTTCTGGTGCTGCTGTTACTACTTCTGGGTTTGAATAGAAATATTCAAACATACCAGCTGGGCTTGATATCTGTAAACTTTTATCACCAAATTTAACTTCTTGATCATTAACTATTGATATCATTGCAAGTAATGAGTTAAGATCATATACAGCAAATTGATTTGGTATTTCTTCTTGTATTTTTGCCCTAGCGAATATATTTTTAGCACTCGAAATAGTTGATATAATATTACCAGGTTTAAATACAATATTCGTGTTAATAGACGAGAAGTTCTTTAACACTTGTAATGTGTCACTGCTCACTTTCATATACTACTCCATAATAAAATTTAATTATATACTACTCTAAGTTTTTTTCCAAGGTAACTTACCGTTATACTTGTCAATCATCCATTTATTACCATTTAAAAAGAAATCTGCTTTCACTGAGTCATCTCTATTACCTACTCTGTAATTCAAGCTATATTCATAAGTAGTGTCATAGGTATAATTATTTTGCAATAACATATGCATTAACAATCTATCTACTTCAGGCTGCTCTTCTGGATGACGAGCTCTTCTGTACCAAGCTGGTGATAACTGCACAGCCAATGCTTTTGGTAAAAAGTAACAACCAGTATCTAAAAAGAATTCCTTTTCACTTAAACAAGTATGCCATTTTCCAAGACTTTCACAATCATCTTCACATATAAATTCATTATCTTGTCCTACTATCTTTCTAAATGAAAAAGCCCAATCTTTATCTTCGGCAACTTTTACTAAATCTTTTATATGATTTGAATCTATCCAATTGTCTTCATCTAAAAATATAACATAATCAGCATCTGTAAGATATGGCATAGCTCCATATATTCTATGACCATTATATTGACTATGACCTGTATTTTCAGGAAGCATAATTATTTTTCTGTCAATACCATTACTAAACTGTTCTTTTACCTTATCTTCAAACTTGGGTCCATCAACAACAACATAATGTATATAATTATTGTATGTTTGTTCTTCAACTGATTGAATATTTAACTTTAAATGATCAGTGCCTATAGTTGGTGTAATTACAGCTACTCTTGGATTAAATTTGCTCACTATACATTTCTCTCATTTTATGAATTGTTTTTTCAAGACCTGCTCTTAAATTATATTTTGGTTTAAAACCTGTTAATTCAGTTAACTTTGAAATATCTGACACATACTGCAAATGACCTGTGTGAGGTTCATTACCTCTTTCAATATCTATACCTGTTAACTCTTCAAGTATCTTTACAATATCTTCAACTGAATGCATAACACCTGATGCAACATTTATAGGACCTGTGTAATCAGTATCTAATAAACTTACTATAGCATCTGATGCATCTTCTGTAAAGATAAAATCCCTTTGTGGTTTATTAGTTTTAACTTTTGCTTTTTTTTCAAATAACAAACCCTCAACTAATTCATTTATTAAATCAGGTCTACCAAGTACAGTTGTTGGTCCATAAATATTAGTTAATCTAATTACAATGTTTGGTATGTCGTTATAAAATTTTGAAACTTCTTCACCTAAAAATTTACTAAACACATAATTGTTTTGATAAACATCAAGTGGTGTATCTTCTTTGACTGGTAATCTCATTACATCTCGATTATATAACAACATAGTACTAAAAGTTATTACCTTTTTAACTTCTCTTGTTCTTAAATATGAAAATACCTTCTTCATAGGAATGACATTTTTTTCAATAGCTTCAACATTAAGAGGTATTTGTTTATTTAAAACTGTATGATTAGAACTACCAATCATCATAATAACTTTATCAAAATCCATTCTGTCTAAAACTTGTGGCAACTCAGTTAATGAAAGACAAGACACGTGTTCTAACGGATTTGTTTTTGGCGGAACAGTTCTACCAACAGATATTATGTCTGGATGTTTAGAAAGTATTTGTGGACCAAGAAAACCACTTGATCCTAATAAAATAGTTTTACTCATAATTTAAAATATTCTCTATGTGTTTGCACTACGTGTTTTTTATTTTGTTCATAAATTTGATCAATTTTAGAATTAACTTTAGTCTGAGGTTTTTCTCTTGTAGACCCCCAGTCAACATCACTTTGATATTTTAAAGCAAGTATGCCGTTCTTATAACCGGCTTTATTCATTCTAATACTCATATCATGACAATCAAAACCACATGGCGCAAGTTCTTCATTATAAAAACCAACTTCTTTGTACCTTTTCCAAAGCACACAAGTTGGACTTCTGATAACAGCTTCAGTTACAGCAAACTGTTTATGTTTAATTTGTTGAAAAGGAGGACCAATTTTATGTACAGACCAATGGCCAAATTCAGATTCAACAAAATTTGTTTCGTTTAATGTTACACCATCAGTCGATAAAGAGCAACCAAGTCTCCAAGTTATATAACCAGTATTGTTATGTTTTTCATTTAACTTTTTAAAGTATAGATCAAAGTTTGGTTCTTGTATTACAACATCATCTTGAACAGCAAATATTAAATCATCATCATCTGGTTTAAATTCGTCTTTTATAAAACTCAGTCCAATATTCAAAGATTTTATTTCATGAACATCAGGAGCAGTTAACAAGACTGTGTTATCTTGTAGATTATGTTTTTCAGTATAATTGTTTATTATACTAACAGTTTGATCAGTACAACCATCTGCTATAAAGATAATTTTGTAATCTAATTGTTTACTAATATTTGAAGCTATACCGTCATAAACTTTTTCTATAAGATTTTCTTTGTTATGTGTGGGCACTATTATGAAAGTTCTCATCTATAAGTATTCCTTTATCAAATTTGTACTTAATATCAACTGTAGTAGGATTAAAATCTTGACACTCCGATAATGTTGGAGGATATAAAGGCATATCATATTGATTATAACCATTACCACAAAAGGAAAATTTGTTTTTTAATTTGCTTCTTGATTCTTTAAACCAACCTGGCTGATCAAACTGATGAATCATACTATTATTTTTAACTATTGGCCATACACAATCTCTTAAATAAACTTGATCATTTGTATAATAAAATGGTTGACTTTTTATAGCCAACATTTGTGTAAGATGTTGTTCTGGTAACTTACCTTTATACCCAAATGCACAAGCTATAATTGGAAATTCTAAATGTGCTTGGTGATCTCTAAATGTATGGAACTTTTTATTACTTTCTAACCATTCATTAACAGCCATAACTTCTCTCTGAGTTATACGACCATCTGAATCCCTCACTAAAGTTATATTATCTTCTGATTCAAATAAAGGTTCGAATCTCCAAAAGACGCCATTGTCATCTTTTCTTTCATAAATTTCTACATCATACCAAGCAAGTAATGATCTAAAATTATTTGCATTATCTGTGTAAATTCTTACTGTAAAGTCTGGATAAAAATGGGCAGCAAGTTTTGCTTGTTCTTTAGCACCAACAATATATCTTTCATTATCACCCCACACACTCATTGTTAATAATTTTACCATATAAAATTCTTCTTATAATAATCTACTATAATTTTTAATTCTTTATTAAAATCAGCTTTTGGAGTCCATCCTAAATTTTTTAGTTTAGTATCATCAACAGCATATCTAATATCTTGTCCTGGTCTTTTCATGCTAATATCAATATATTCATTCTCATTGTTAAATATACCAATATTATACAATACTTTTTTGACAATTACAATATTTTGTTCCTCATAATTGCCAGAAGCATTGTATGTTTCATTCACGTTATTACTGTTTACAATACACATTATAGCGGATACTGTATCACTAACATGTAACCAAGTTCTTTTAGGAAGTCCTTTATCATGTAATAATATTTTTTTACCAAGTGTATATTGTCTAATCGATACAGGAATAAGTTTTTCCACATATTGACCAATGCCATAATTGTTTGTTGGTCTGAAGATTATATATGGAATATCATAAGTTCTAGCAAATGATGTAATTAACATATCAGCAGCTGCTTTTGTAGCTGCATATGGATTACTAGGTTTTAACAAACTATCTTCTTTGTGATATCCATTTTCAATGTCGCCATAAACTTCATCTGTACTAAAGTGAAGCAATATAGGTTTGTTCTTTTTTGTTTTAAGTATTTCAAGTAAATTATGTACACCATTAATATTGCTTTTTAAAAAAACATCACTCGAATCTATGCTATTATCAACATGAGTTTCTGCTGCTGTGTTAATAATGTAATCGCAATCAGATATTCTCTCAATATCATTAATGTCTTTGTTTTCATATTTAAAGTTTGAATATCTTAACAATTTAGGTAAAAATTGTTTGTTACTAGCGTATGTTTCTTTATCAATACCAAATACATACCACCCATTATCAAGACAACATTTTGTTATGTGATAACCTATAAACCCAAGACAACCGGTTACATATACAGCTTTTTTATTTTGTTTGTTTATCATAATAATTTAATAATAATTTTAAACCTTCATTCAAATTTATTTTTGGTTGCCATTTATATTTTATATATGCTTTTTTGTCTATTATGTTTTTGTTTTCAATATCATAATAATTTTCTATTGATTTAGTTATTGGCGGTTTTGTATTGCTAGTTAAAGCCGAAAATTTTTTAATTAAGTTTGAATTTGAAATTGTATCGCCTGCAATAAAATAAACAACTTCACCTTGATCAAAGGCTTTGTAATGCACTAATTTATCTATACCTTCAACAAAGTCTAATACATGTAAAAAATCATTGCAATCATTTTTAACTACTAAAGGTTTATTTTGTTTAAATGATTTTATTAATAAATTTATAAAACTTTCATCGTGATCATATTTACCATATAAAATAGGAGCTTTACAAATAACAGAATTTATATTATAAGCATAAGAATAATGTATACATAATGCTGTAGATATTTGTTTGGTAACAATATAATTATCTCTTGGCTGATTATCTTCCTTTGTTGAACCTATTTGAATAAATTTTATTTTTTTATTTAAAACTATATAATCTAACAAACTTTCTAAGAATGCTACATTACTATTATACAATTTTTTTTTATCTGTTTCTTTAACTAATGCGGCACAATTTATAATAACATCAGGTTCAAAATTATTTAACTCATTATGTAAATGTAATTTATTAAAATTACCATCTAATAATTTTTTATGACTGTAGCCCTTGATTATATTTTTTGTATTATTGTAATATTCAATTAAGTTTTTACCAACAAAACCATTTTTACCAGTAATAAAAATTTTCATGCAAACAAACTCATAAAGCCATCAACTTGGTTGCCAATATAACTAATTTGTTCTTCTGTTATAACTGGACTTGTGCCATGAAAGAATGCATTCAACATAACATGAGTTGCAACTGGATATTCATTCTTAGCCATATCTGGTGGCATTATATGATCATAACCAGGCTGTAACATAATGTTACCACCAAAGTAAGTTCTTGTCTGTATCTTAGATTCTTCTAAGTAATCAACTATATCATCTCTCTTGAATGGAGCACCTTTCTTTATTGTTAATGGAAAGGCAAACCAACTTGGATTAGACTTTTCTGTAGCTTTTGGTAGATGGAAGAATTCCTCATACTTTTCATATATGTTATAAAGTAATGTAAAGTTTTTTCTTCTTAGTTCGTGTATCTTATCTAACTTCTTTAACTGCTCAAGACCCATTGCACCTTGTAACTCAATTGGCTTTAAGTTATATCCAATCTCCTCATACACATATTTGTGATCAAATATTTCACCAGGCAAAGCAGGTATCCATTCAGAGAATCTTTTATTACAGGTTCCACATTTTAATGCATTAGCTTTTGGACCAACACAATAACAACCACGACCCCATTCTCTAAAAGATCTTACAACAGTTTCCAATGTCTCGTCTTTACAAGCCACAAAACCACCTTCACCCATTGTCATATGATGAGCTGGATAAAAAGAACATGAAGCCATATCACCATATGAACCAAGAGGTCTACCATCATAAGTTGAACCTAAAGCATCACAACAATCTTCTAATAAGATAAGATTATATTTGTCTATTATGTCCATTAGACGATCCATGTTAGGTGGATTACCTAAGACATGGGCAAATGTTATTATTCTTATATCTGGATGTTCAATTAATTTTGCTTCAACTTGATCTAGATTAAGATTCAAAGATTCTTGTTCTATATCAACAAAGACAGGTTCCATTCTATGTTGAAGTATAGGATTGAGAGTTGTTGGAAAGCCAGCTATAGGAGTTAGTACTTTAGTACCATCTGGAAAATTATATGTTCTTTTAGACTT